AAAATTAAACGAAGATGAGCGTTACTTTATCAGTATGATATTAGCGTTCTTTGCTGGGAGCGATGGATTAATAAACGAAAATCTCGGTCAAAGGTTTTATAATGAGGTTCAAAATAGTGAAGCAAGATTATTTTATGGTTTCCAGATTGCTATGGAGGGGATACATCAAGAAGTTTATGCTAAAATTATTGATACTTATATTAAGGATAAAAAACATAAACAAGAACTTTTTAATGCTATGATTGTATTTCCTTGTATCAAGAAGAAAGCAGATTGGTGTAAGAAATATATTAATAGTGATAAATCTTTTGCTACAAGATTAGTTGCCTTTGCTTGTGTGGAAGGGATTGCTTTTTCCGGTGCTTTTGCTTCGGTATTTTGGTGTAAGAAAAGAGGATTATTACAAGGTTTAACATTCAGTAACGAATTAATTAGCAGGGACGAAGCGTTACATACGGAGTTTGCTATTTTACTTTATTCCAAATTAGTTAATAAATTATCGTTCAAAGAAATAAAAGAAATCATAATGGATATGGTTGAAATAGAATGTGAGTTTATTTGTGATGCTTTACCTTGTAGATTAATTGGAATGAATAGTAAAAGTATGACTGAATATATAAAGTTTGTAGCAGACCGCCTTTCAGTTCAATTAGGTTACGATAAAATATACGATGTAAGAAATCCTTATGATTGGATGCTCTTAATATCATTACAATCAAAAACTAATTTCTTTGAGAATAAAGTAAGCGAATATGCGTTGGCGACCAGAGATAAAAGTGATGATATTTTTGAGATGGATACATTATTTTAAGCAAGTTTATTAAATCTTTCATTAAGTATTTTATCATTCGTTTTCGTATTAATAACCCAAGAGTTTAAAAAATCATCAAAGCATTCTGCGACCATATCATTCGTTTTTAATTTAGATTTAACTTGATGAGTAAAAAAGTAATCACAAAGAATACAAAATCTACCACAATTTTCACTTTTAATATCTTGTATTTGTCTATTAGAAAAAGGGAATGGTGTAAAAGGTTTTAAAAAATCTCTTACTTGTTCTGGCGGTGATATTCCAAAACTATCAAAGTAACAAGCAAAACCACAAGGAAATATTTTCATAAAAACCCAGTGAGTTCCATTACCTTTATCACTATCTTCCATATTTACATAATAAGAACCAATACTACGCTTTTGTGGTAATTTATCTTTGCTAAATACACCAACGATAGGTAGTTTTAATCCTTGTGCTATTTCCTCAATATCAAAATTAGTAATCATAATATATAGTATAGATATATTATTATTATTAGAATGCTTTTATAAGACAACGACTTGTTATACTTCTATTAGAGTTACAAAGTAAATCATCAGGAACTAAACAACCTTTATCATTAATTTTTGTTAATTGACTAATAGGTATATATAAGTGGTCTTTATTTTCATTAAAAGTAGAATAAGAATTGGTCTTTTTAAAAGAGGTTTTCTTAACGGCATTATCACCACCAATCTTTTCATAATTTTCTTTGGTTAATTCCCATTCATATAATCCATCTAAAAAGGCAAATAGAAAGAAGTATTTTCTATCAGTATTATCTTTTTTCCATTCTTCTAATTTATTGTAACCTATTATCGTAGTATTATAAACACTATAATCATTATTTCTTGATTTCAATTCAATATAATAATCTTTATTTACCCAATCATAAATCTTGTAATGTAATAAGGTTGATTTACTACCGGTTTTTTTAACACCATTATATCTTTCCAAAATATCATTATTATAATGTTTTTCATTCAATTCTCCCATATAAACATAAGGATAGTTAGAACTCTTAATAGTAGATAAAAAAGCAGAAGAAGGAGGAGTAGGATATTTATTCATCTCTTATATATACTAATTATTTTATTTTTTCCTAAATCAAACGAACTATCTAATATATTCCTAAATCTTTTAGATAGGTAAAAAATTACCTAAAACTTGTCCTATAACAGAACCGATAGGACCACGACCTTCTTTCTTATTAATAGGGTTATAAGATTGAATACCACGATGGGGTATAAAAGGGTTCATAGCAGGACTATTAATATTAGCATAAGGACTACCTTGTTGAATAGGCATATCTATTCCTCTACCATAACTTCCAGCAGGATAAATACCACCACCAGCAGCGACAAACGAACCACCTTCACTATAACTATCCATAACTTGCTTATAAGGTTTGGATACATAAGGAGAACCACAACCATTCATCACACTAACCCTTTTCATAGCACCACCACTTACTCTTTTCTTGGCGTAGTCACTTGCTAAATCAATAGCAACAGGAGCAACTGCTTTTCCAACTGCTTTTACTACATCAAAAAGACCTTCTCCTGAAACACGGCGTTTTGCCTCCTTACTTGCTAAATCAATTGCGATAGGAGCAACAACTTTACCAACTGCTTTAACTACATCAAAAAGACCTTTACCGGTCATTCTATCAATTACATCTTCACCTTGTTTAAGAGCAACTCTAATACCCTTATTCTTACTTAAAGAACCTAATACTTTTTTAGCAGTAGCAGGAAGCATAGCAAGTGCCTGTTGTGCTACATCACTAATCATCTCTGGTTTAATAGTAATAGCACCACCCTTTTTAAGAGTGCGTTTTTGTGCGGCAGACATCATCAAAGGCAACGCCATACCACCACTCAATCGTTTCTTGGCGTAGTCACTTGCTAAATCAATTGCGATAGGAGCAACTGCTTTTCCTACGGATTTTAAAACATCCATAACTCCTTCTCCTTCCATAGAAGGTTCAAACGCCTTTCTTGCGGTTTTACGCATCATACCCTTCTTTGTTCCTTTACCCTTAACCATACTTGGCGCTAAACTTATGCGACTGCGTGACTGGGGAACATTCATAACCTCCATTCTTATATATATTAGTATATATAAAAATCTAAAAAAATATTCCTAAAAGCACGAGATATGCTATTGTTTTCTCACACTTTTAACAAAAAAATATTTAAAAAAAGTTCTATTTATTTATTACTTATTTGCTTGGTTTTTACTGAACTCTTGCTCCGGTTCTCACATCAACAACAATTTGGCGTTCAAACTCAATAAATACCATAAAGTCAATTGTGTTAGGAGAGTTATTAACACCTGAAACTTGGACTGCCTTTGCGACACCATCTTCACTTGGAATAGAGCGACCAGCATTACCATAATAGTAGCGGTAAAGATTTTCAAACTCGGCAAACCCAATAAGACCAGATGATAGAGAAGTAGTCAAACTGCCGTTCAACTGGTTAGAAGAAACAAGTTGTTCGTAAAAAGTTTCATAATCATATTGAAGATTATTGATAAATAAGTTTTTCCCAGAAATCTGTATTTGGAAGTTTGTAAGAGAAACAGGGTCAGGAGTTCCACCAGTAGTAGCAAAGGGAGAAAGAAGAGTAGAAGTTGTTACACCAGCAAGAGGAGTTGTAGTAGGATAAGTAGAAGCAACGCCGTTTGATGCCTTTGGAAGCAGAGGAATTACCAATATTCCACGAATATTTGGTATGCCGTTAGTTACAAGGAACGAAAAAGTTTGTCCTGATGCTACACCAGTAAAGGAGTATTGGAACAAATCATTATACACGATTTTCTTTGTAGGTGTGAGCGACAAATAACGCTGTTCTGCGATTGGCGACATCGTGTATGCTGGTGCGTATAGGCGAACACTTGTAACAGGAGCAGAAACAGAAGTAGTAAATTGTCCTGATAAGAATTGTGTTCTAACAATAGAAAGACCAATTTTAACACTTTCAGGAGCAGCAGGAAGAGTTTGTGCGAGTGGAACAAGATTATAAGCACCTTGTCCTATATCCATAGAGGAAACCATCACAGGATTAGTTCCACCACCTCCCAAAATAACAGGAGTAGAAGTTAATGCGATACAACCGGTATTTGTTTGAGAAGTGGAAGCACCAGCAGAAAGAGCAGTTGTAGAAACCGCACCAGCAACTACACCAGCACAAGCACCAATCGTGAAATAAACTTGGTTAGTGTTAAGGTAGATACGCATAGTAGAACCTTTAAGAAGAGGACACTTTTGGTAGAAATCAGCAATATCTTTAAGACGAATAACAGCGTCAAAAATAATAGAACGAGTTGTTGATGCTTTCTGTATGTAACTTTGGAAGATTTGGTTAAGAGCAGAGTTAGAAGCAACAGAAGTAGTTGCCGTTCCAGAAGAACCAGCAAGAAGGGAAGATTGGTTAGAAGTCAAAGAGTTTGCGAGTGTAGGAGTTACAGCAGAACCCAAGTTGGAAAGAGAAAAGTTCAACCAAGCAATACGCTGTTGAAGACCAGCGTTGTAATTTTGGCGGAGATTATCACTATCATCACCACAAGGAGCATCAGGATTGTAAGGTAATATTTGAGAAATACCAACCATAGGCATCACATTCGTAGTAGCACCAGTAGTAGCAGCAGAAAGAGTAGCAGTAGAAGGAACACCAGCAGCATAAACAATTGCCGTGATGTAAGTTCCAGCAGAAACACTTGGTCCGCTAATCATCATACCAACTTGTAATTGACCGGTAAGAGTTGTAATTGCTGTAACAGCAGTAGCAGTTGCCGTTACAAGCGAACCAGTCCAGTATCCATAAGCAGAAAGAGTAACATAAGGGCAAGTGCGGTTATTACAGAACCCTTGTCCTGATGTATTCTCAAAGTTAAGAAGAGAATTAGCAGTAGAGTTGTTGTTATACAACCAAGACCTTGATGTATCAGGACAAAAACCACAAATAGCACCCCAATTTTGAATATCATTCTGCGACCAACTTGTAAGGTTCTTAAAGGAACAGAACACATTAAGGAAAGGAGTTTGCTGAATAATACTTCCGTTGTTAAACTCAACGCTCATGCTGTGTAAAATCTGCCAAAATCCGTTTTTCATTCCCATTAAATAATCTAAACTATTACTGGCGGTAATAGCAGTAGCAGAACCCTCTGCCTGTAAGACCAAAGGAAGAGCGATGAATGCCTCACTCCAATTTATATAAGAACCGCTGTTTGAAAGCGAAGTTGTGTCTAAAACAATCTGTCCTGAATAACTGCCGTTGTTATTATCATTCACATATAACCACTGCTTATCCACAAACTCACTTGAAGTGACCTCCGTGTTGATACTCTCTTCAAAAACAAGATTATCCATTATATATAATACAAATATATTTTTTTGTATTGTATTCCTTAAAAGTTTTCCAAAAGTTCTGCTAAATAGAATTGCTTGGATATTTACCGACCACAAGCGGAATTGTATTGCTTGGATATTCCTAAACATCAAACGAAATATATTTTTTGGGAACTCTGGGTTGTGCTATTTTCAAATTACGCAGAATATCACTTTTTCTTTGAACTTTTCCATTATCATAGATTTCAGTTACTAAACCTGAACCCATCATTCTTTTATGGTTTCTTGCTATGGCGTGATTTTTGCTAATACCCATAGTTGTTCTTAAACCTGCTCCACTTGTAGTTGAACCTAACTTGTGAATATACATACTTATATATTATAGATAAGATATTTTTTTAAATTGCTAAACCTTCTAATTCTCCCTTGTCTGCTATGATTAACAATATTACTAAATTATTATCTTGTAGTGTAGTTGGGATATTATTTTGGTCTAAAAAGGATACTTCAAAAGAGTTATATTGTCCTGGTTGAATATCAATAAAACTATACTGATTTGGAGCAATAGTAAATTGAGAACCGAAAACTGCTTGTGGCGAAAAACTATATAAAAGTGAGTTAGGAATAGCAAAATTGTTATTCAATAGGTTACAGGTTAAAACATAAGACGATAATGGAGATACTTGTGGAACAGAAGTAGAACTAAAAGATTGGATTGTAGAATAACTTGGAGATTGAGAAGCAGACATAGAATAAAAAGTTCCTGTAATAGCACCGATAGTTTGTGATACAGAAACCAACCAAGTATTTGCTGAACCTGATACGATATAAGTTCCAGTAGTAATACCTGTTCCTGAAATAACCATACCTGCTAAAAGGGCAGGAGAACCAGTTGTAGTTAAAGTAGTTCCAACAATAGAAGTAATAGAAAAAGTAGAAGTAGCAGTAATAGTAATTGCTGCTTGTGCGAGTGGTGTGGTAGGAATAGTAGAGGCATAACCAGTTTGTCCTTGTGGATAGTAACCTGCCTGAAATCCAACAATATTTCTAAAATTAGTTGCTAATACTCTAAACATAGGTGTAATAGGACTTGTAGGTCTGCTCCATAATACAGGTGTAGTTGGTGAAGAAGTTGTGATGGTAGAAGCAGTATAAGTTCCAATAGTATAAGTAGCAACAGGATAGGTTGCTAAACTAATAGGAAAACAATTTACATCAATTTGGTAAGTAGAAGAATTAACAACAAGAGTAATAAAATAATAATAGTTTCCAGCACTATCTAATAGGTAGTGACCTTGCTGAACCATAACAAAGTGTAAAAAATCATTAAGCGTAGCAATCTCATAAAATCCATCAGGAATAGTAATTGTAATTTCTCTTCCATCAACCCACACATAACTAAAACTATTATTACCTTGTGCTGCTGTAATATTGAATGTTGAATAATACATCTGGATTGAACCAAGAGCAAGTTTTTGTCCTTTCATAAACTCTACATTACCGGCAGGGAAGTTGTATTTAAAAACTGAATTGTTTGTATTAGCAACCACATTACTACTATTTACGATTAGCGTTCTCATACTTATATAATATATTACTATATAATTATTTTCTAAACTATTTATTTCCCTAAACAGATAATTCAATAAGTAGGTTCATTCCATCCTGTTTTGATATTTTACCTTGCGACATAAACTTGACTACTAATTTCCTTAATTCTTTTAACAAAGCAACACTATTATTTCCTGCTAAATATTCCCCTTTCAAAAGAGTAAATCTATCATTATCTTCTTTATCTTCGTTACTTAAAGTTCGTTTTAATTTTAGTGCGTTCAATATACCAGCACCAGTAGCAATCTTTTCAAAAAGTTGGCGTTCTTCAATAGGTATTTGTTCGTAAATACGATTACTTACTTTTCCACTATCTAATAGTTCTAAAAGAAACTCCTTCATTACATCACTAACCGGTGTGGGTTTAAATTGTGGAATGCGTCCTAAACTTGGAAACTTTACATTCAAAATATCACGCTCTTTAAGTTGAGGCATATTAATTACATACTTACCTAATTGCCTATAAGTTGGTTCAGGTTCAAAAGCAACACCTTTACCTATTTTTCTTGTAGCAACAATTCTTCCGTTTTTTGCTTTCATACCAAATCCTTCTTTTACAGGACCAAAAGCAACATCCTTTCTTGGTGACCCTTCTGCTTGTCCTCCTCCTTGTGCTAAAATATGAGTTCTTAAATCTTTAAGATTAACTGCCCCTCTTGATACATTAGCACTATACCAAGTTCTAAAAGTAGGTATTCTTTCAGCATAAGATTGTAATATTGATAAAGTTATTGGTTCGTTTTTACCATTATTATATATAATATACATATCTCCTTGCTTTGCTGGTGTTCCTGTTTTAGTTACTCTTCGTTCAATTGCTAAAAAGGGGATTTCTTTAATACCTGTATCTACTTGTGCTAATATTTCAAGTGGAACTTCTTTTCCTGGTGCTGCTTGTCGTATTTCACGCAGTAAATCTTCTAACATAACTAATTGTCCGTCACTTACACCTGAAATAGCGTCTTCAATTCTTTGTATTCCTTCTGCTTGTGTTGCTCTACCACTTCTAATATCTTCCATAATCATATTTAATTGATTTTGTGTAGGCATATCAGCAGTAATATTTTGTAGCATATTAAGAGTTTCGTATTGTAATATTTCTTGGTCGTTACTAACCCTTCTTAAATCATCATTAGAAGGAATTGCGTTTTGTAATCGTTGTATTCTTTCTAAAAGTGGTGCTACAACATAACGAGGCAATCTATCAAACTCATCTTCAATATAACTTTGTAAATTAGCAAATTGATTTCTTGTTGGTAGAATTGCTCTCAAATCATTAATATTATCTGTTAAAGTATTAAACTTATTGGTAATAGACGCTAAATTGGTAGAAACACCCTTACTTTCATCAAGTTCTTCAATAAACTTTCTCAAATATTCTATAAAAAAAGTAGGTGATAAAAGTTTTGGATTAAACTTCTTTTGTATTTGTGACTTAATTTGAGGAAAAGTAGTATTAAATATAAATAATTCATCAGCATTAAGTTCATTCGTAATTGCTGCTGCTTCCCTATAAGCAAAAAGTTGTAGCAAATTATCCAAAGCAGTTTTTTCTTGGAGTGCTGTATCCGCTTGTAACTCCGCAGGAGATTTAAGTTCCTGTGCTGATAATGCCGGTATTTCTCCACGCTGAAATCCTGCTCTTGCTCCTGCTACATTAGCATCATTAGATATAGCAATACGGAGCAATTCATCTTGGGTCATAACTCCCTTTGAATAATCACTCGGTTTCCGCAAGTTTCTAATCATTAAACTACCAGTTCCGCTCATTCTGTTTTATATTATATAGTGAGAAAATAATAATATGAAAATTATGCGAAAACTTCCTAAATAGTATCTTAATTATCACCTTCTTCATCTTCAATATCATAAATATCATTAAATCCCTTTCTAAACCTATCACGCTGTTCTGTTTCCAAATCTATAAGTAAAAAGTTTTTCTTTTCGGCAGTAGCATCCTTATACATAGCAGTAAGAGTTTCTTTACTCATTCCCAAATCAAACTCTCTACCTATCATAGTAAGGTTTTTCATAGAACTAATTTGTTTTATTATTAAATAAGTCATATTATTTCTTATCATCTTCGGCACAGCATAATAGGACTGCGTAATATAGACCAAACTTGCGTTTTTCTTTCTTGCTCTTAAAAAGAATTGTTCCATCGGTTTTTGGTTTTTTTCTCCTACTAAATCGTCCATAACTATTAAAGTTTGTTGTTCCTTATTAAGTTTGTCTAAATCAGGTAATCCATCTTTATCAATTTCCATCATCTTTAACCCTTTCTTACCAAGTTTCTCATCAATATAATTATACAAAGGTTCATCTTTATTTTTTGTTGCGATATAAATATTTTCAAAAGTATCAGGCATATTGTATATCAAGGACATAAGTGTTTGAGTTTTTCCACTTCCAGAAGAACCCATAATAATCATACGGAATGGTAATTTAATATGGTGTGTTTCGTAATGTGGATTATGAGTTTTTAGCAAGAACCTTTCAGGTATTTTTTTATACCAATCTACTAACTCTGCTTTCTTTTTCTCTTTTGGAGGCATTATATATATTAGTAATAGAAAATAATATAACTATATATTATATTCAAGAATGGCGACTAAACCTGAAAATCCTTCTCCAATATTTAATCTGCCTGTATTTATACCTGAAAATTGGACTTCTACTTCACTCACATCATCAACATCAACTTCCGTAGTAAATACCAGTATAGTTGGAGAAATTATTGCTTATCAAGGAACTTCATTACCTTCTGCTAATTGGTTATGGTGTGACGGAGCGAGTTATGCTACATCATTATATAGTGATTTATACGCTGTTATTGGAACTAATTATGGTAGTAGTTCCGTAGCAAATCCAGCATCGTCTTCTGTTGTTAATATACCCAATCAAAATTATTCTCCCAAATTAGATACAACCCAATTATCTCCTTCTGGAAGCACTATAAATCAAAGTAGTGCTGCCCTTTATTTTTGGAGCATAGTAATACCAAGCAATACTTCATCTGGGTCACCTAATAATTTTAAAATATCTTCTCCAATTGGCGCTGATGGAACAGGGAGTTTTTCTCCTTTTGGATTTGCTACTCTTTTTATTACACTTCAATTAGATAATGTAGGATATGAGGTTTATAAAGATGGTGTGCTTTTTGATACTGGAACAGCAATAGCAGAGGCAGGGTCAGTTTCTAATATTATATTTAGTGTTGAAAATACATCAATTACTACTACTTGGACTATGGAAAGTCCTTTTGGTAATTATTATTTTTATTTTACACCTGATATTCAAGCAACAAGTTCTACCTATACGATGAGGTATATTATAAGTTATAGTTCTGTGGGTGCTTATTCTGGTATGTCTACAACTTGGAGTAATTCCTTTGGAATGGAAATAAACCTTACTAATCTTGTGCGTAGTATTACACCGAGTAGTGGAACTGCTGGTTTTACAACACAAGCAGCAACAGGATTATCTACTGCGAGTGCTACTTGGAATGGAGCAAGTTTATTTGCTGTTCCTGATTTACGAAGTAAAACTCCTGTTGGTAGTGACGCTACTAATATTTATACAACTTCTTATGGTGGTTCTTCTGTAAGTTCAGGAGGAAATAAAACTATGAGTGGTAATCAATTAGCAACGCATTCTCATAGCATAAGTATATCTCCAACTACTCCTATGCTTCAAAGTTTTACTCAAAATAATGCTATTCAAGGTATTGCTGCTGGAAGTGGTGATATTGTTAAAACCGCACTTTACGGACAAGACAATTTTACTGGAACAGCAGGAAACGCTGGAAGTGGGGCAGATTTATTACCTCCCTTTAATGTTTCTAATTTTGTAATAAGAGCAAACTAATAAAAATATCTATCTATAATATAATCAATATGGCGACTAAACCTGAAAATCCAACACCTATTATTAACGCACCTATATTTATACCTGAATACTGGATACATTCTACTACTACTACATCAGCAACAACTACAACTATATCTACAACAGCAATTTTAGGGCAAATACTTATGGTTGCGAGAACAACTTTACCATCATCTAATTTTTTATGGTGCGATGGTGCTTCTTATCTTACTACTGCTTATCCTTCTCTATTTGCTATAATTGGATATGATTATGGAGGTTCAGGTGATAATTTCAATATGCCTAATCTTATAAATAAAACCTTTGTTGGTGCTGATGATACTTCTGCTTTAACTACTTCTTATCAAGGAACACCGGTTATTTCAGGAGGAAATAAAACTATAACAAGTAACCAATTAGCAACACATTCTCATTCTATTACTATTTCACCATTAAATATGGCGGTTAATGTTGGATTTAATCAAACCAGTAATGGAGTTGGTCCGTATATTTTTAATCCTCTTGCTCCTATTAATGTGAATGGTTCAAGTTTAGGCGTGAATGGAAGTATGGGTAATGCTGGTAGTGGAGCAGATTATTTACCACCTTTTTTTGTTTGTAATTATGTTATTAGAGCAAATTAATATATCTATATATTATAATCAATATGGCGACAATATCAGTTTCAAATCCAGCACCTATATTTGACTTACCAGTATTTATTCCTGAAAATTGGGGAGATGTTGGAGATACTAATTCATCATCGTTTCCTTCTACAACCTCTTTACAAGTTGCTTTTATAGGACAAATTACTATTTTTGAAGGTTCAACTCCACCTAATAAGTGGGTTTGGTGTGATGGAACTTCTTATCCTACTTCTGTTTTTCCTGATTTATTCGGTTTTATTGGATATACTTATGGAGGTTCAGGTGCTAATTTTAATGTTCCTAATTGTTTGGGTAAATCTCCTTATGGAGCAGATAATACAGGTGTTTTAACCGCTACTTATCAAGGTTCTTCTGTTGCTACTGGTGGTAATAGAAATCTTACAGAAGGTCAATTAGTAAGTCATAATCACTCTGTTACAATTAATCCTACTAATATGATAGAAAACGCACAATTTAACGAAGCAAATAGAGGTGAAAATTACCCCAGTAATGACCCAAGTTTTAAAAACTTTTTAAATTATACTACTCAAACACTATCTATTACTGCTGGTAATGCTGGTAATTCAGCAGATATATTACCCCCTTTTTGTGTTGTAAAATATATTATTAGGGTTCAAAATTAGAACCAACACCTTTTAGAACCCAACCTGTTATGATATATTTATGGTGACTAACCGGCATAATACCTGAATGTGGATAAGTCCAACACGAAGGAAATAAAACTAATTTACCTTGTTCTGGTCTAACTTTACCTTTATTAAAAAAACTTGTTTCTCCGCCTTCTTCAACATCATTCAAATACCAAATATAAGTAATTGCTCTATCCAATCGTTCTCTATGATATACTTGATGGTCGTTATGGAAAATATATTTACCAACACCTTTTTCGTATTTTTGTATTTGAAATCCCAAGTCACTTACATTCTTACAAAGCAATATACTAATATCCTTATTTATATGAGCGAAATATTCTTCTAATGCTTTACCTAATTCGTTAGTCAATACTTTATCAATATCTTTCCAGCATTCAGGATTAACTGATAAGTGAAAATCCAAAGTATCTTTAACATTCTTATCTTCTCCATTATAAGTAATACCTGCTCTCTTCTTATCTTCCTTTTCAAATCTATCTATGATTTCCTCACATAAAGATTTAGACAAAGAGTTTTTTATAGTATAAATATAGAAGTCATTAGTTATTGAATTATTCATCTAAACTTATTATATATTGTTATTATATAATAATATGAGTAGTTCAGTCGCACCTTTATTTCCAAAAACAAGTGTATTTATTCCTGCTTATTGGGAGAGCGCAAGAGGAGGAGCATTAACACAAGAACAAGCAGACGCACTATATTTAAAGTTTCCAACAGGTCAAGGAACAGAAAGCATACCAAACCTTATTGTATCAGGAACTTCTACACTTGGTATTACGAGTGCCTCAACTCTTTCTTTAAGCAATACAACTGATAATGCTTTGACTATTGGTAATCAAACAACAGAAACAGGTAATATGAACTTTGGAACACAAAATATAAAAAGAAAGACAGGGACAGCATCAACTAATCAACAATTAAATATATATTCTATTAATACGACACAAACAGATATATTCGGTCAATTACAACTTCTATCAGGTAGTAATACCCTTCCTTCAAGAGCACAATTATACGCTCAACAAGATGTTTTAAATTATTCCTATTGTGATGTAGCGATGGCGAATGTTAATTTATACCATTATAACAGCGACGGAGAGGTAAATTATACAGCAGGAATTAAAACTACTGCTGACCCAGCACAAAGACCGCAACCGATGATATATTTTTTAGAAGAAGCACCCTCTTCTACTTATACTGCTATGAGAATAATATATAATAGTATTGAGATGTTTTCAGGGAGTTTAATGGATAGTCAAACTAATATTGCTTCTTTTACGACCGACCATATGACCTTTTATAAACCTCTTCTTTTTAATAATAATGCTGGGACTGGGGCAGGAGTTCAGGAAATATCAACAATAGGAGCAGCAACAGGAACTACAACTATGACTACCGCAACTGCTTTTCAAACTATTATTTCCACACCTTCTACGAGTGGAAGGATATTTGTTTTACCAGCACCTACCGCTGGGAGAATTGGTTGGTGGTATAAAATATGTAATAAATCTACCGCACAGACAATTGCTATTCAATATCCATCAGGAACTACTATATTTACTATTCCAGTTTCCCCTACTGGTGGTGCTGGTTCTGTTGGTATGTTTGCTGTTGATGTGAATGGAACTGCTTATTTCCGTGCTGGTTAATTTCTTTCTATATAATAGTATGTTAAGTGAAGTATTTTGGGTTGCTTTTATTGGAACGACAACAGGTTGCTTAATTAAATTATGTTCTATGGCGTATAAGTCAAAGTGTAAAGAGGTTAGTTGCTGTTGTATGAAAATAGTTCGTGATATTGAAGCAGAAGAAAAGGAAACAGAGTTTTTAGCAACACATAAACCTGAAATTAGTAATAAAGATGAAAATAATTCCTCCTCTAATATATAATGCCGAGTATAATTGATAATCCTGAATTGTATGAAAAAGCAAAACGAATTGTGTATCAAGAATATCCACAGCATTCTGCGTATCGTAGCGGACAATTAGTTAAACGATATAAAGAGATGGGTGGAACTTATAGTGGAAAAAAAGACAATAGTGGTTTAACAAGATGGTTCAAAGAAAATTGGAAAGATATAGGCGGTTTAGAATATCCAGTTTATAGACCAACAAAAAGAGTAAATAAAAATACTCCATTAATTCCTGACGAGATTGACCCTGAAAATCTATTACAACAAATACTTTTGAAACAGAAATACAAAGGTGATAAAAACCTTCCTGCTTTTGAAGGAAAAGGTGTGCCTCTTGCTTTTGGTAAATACGAAATAGACCCTTATGCCTATAAACAAGCAAAAAAATTGGGTATAAAGATTGCTCCTTCTTCTCATAAATATAAAAAAATAGATATTTTTGATTATAATAATCAATTTATTATGAGTGTTGGTGATACAAGATATAATGATTACAGAAGTTATATAAAAGAAAAGGGACAGGAATATGCTGATACAAGAAGACGATTATATAAAATTAGACACGAGAAAAATAGACATAAATTAGGGACAGCGTCTTATTACGCAGACCAATTATTATGGTAATATTATTTTCCTTAAATTATTATGTTACTGAAATTATTATATATATTAATTATATATACTAATGGTTAAAAAGAATAATTTTGTTCCAGTTCAAGATTTAGCAGGTAATTTTGTTAGTGTTCCTATGGAGAATATCACTATGGAAGTTAATGAAATTAGAAAACGAGGTCGTCCAAAGAAATACGCTACGGCAGAAGAAGCAAGAAAAGCGAAGATTGCTAATACTATTGCGAGTGCTAAAAGACGCAAAGGAAAAGGAATAAAAGAAATTAGGCAACTTAAAAATAGAACCGGTTTAGAAAACTTACAAAATAGATTAAATCCAGAAGATATTGAGGAATTATTATCAGGAGTTTTCAATACTAATGAACCACATTCTAATAAAACTCTTAAAGAACTTAAAAAACTTTTAAGAGAACAACACGATAAAGGTAATTATGATAATGAAAAAGAACCTAATAAATCTATTTATGATGAATTAGAAAAACGAGGATATGGATTATTTAGCGGTGTAATTAAAAAAGTAAAAGGAGCAGTTAAATCAGTTTCTAATATTGCTACATCAGTAGTTAAAAAAGTAAAAGATACTGCTTCTGCCGTAGTTTATGGGCGTAATGATTATCCACCAAAAGTTCGTGATATAATTAGCAAATATGGAGATAAAACTATTACCGGTATTACTATTGGTAGAACTCCTCTTGGAAAACCTCTTATGACTGCTTTACAATTAGCAAGTGGTAATACTTTTAGTCAAAAGTTAGAAAATACCCCTTATGATAAACTTTTTCATCTATTTATTTGTATTGAGTTTGGAGATGGTAAAATTATTTTAGAAAAGAATGAAGTTATTAACGCTGAAATTGGTTGTAAATTACCAAAAGATACTGAAACAAGAGTTATTACAAGTAGCGATATTCCTGGTGGATTAACGCTTAATCAAGCACTTGATAAGACCAAAGAAAGAATGGGCGGAAAATATTTTACTTATTCCGCAAAAGATAATAACTGCCAGGATTTCATCGTTTCTTTTTTACATTCCAATAATATTGGTAGTGAAACTGATGTTTCTTGGGTAAAACAGGAAACCAAAGTATTATTTGAAGGAAACGATAGATTAAGAAAGATTGCTAATACTCTTACTGATATAGGAGCGAGATTTGATGTTGTTTTAAAAGGTGCTGGTATTATTGATTTTGAAGATATGAAGTGGGGAAGTTTTAGCAAACAATTGAAAGTGTATAATACTCAACATAAACAGAACCTTGATTTACATAATTTTGCTATGATGATACTTGCTAATCCTGATAAGTTCAAAGAAAGAACCATAAAAAGAGCAAGATTTTATATTAATGTAATTTTGAAAAAAGGTGGTGCTATTCCTGATTTTTTAAAGGATTATTTTGAGAAGTTAGATGTAAAGAATTATTTTGATAAGCAAGATAAATATAAACAATTGGAAGATGATTATAAAAAAACTTTACCGAAAAAAGGTGGTATGATTGATGAGGGTTATGAAACTCCACCTCCTACTATACCTCTAACACCAGCACAAGGTAATTCTATTTTGAATGCCGAGTTTGGAGCAACTCATCAAATTAGGTTAAACCTACTACAAAACGCTATTGATAATATTGGAGGAGGAAGTGCTAATGTTAGACAAAGATATAGAAACTGGGTTTCAGGTTTTAGCAATCCTCAACAAGTAAATAGATATTTACGGATTTATGATGCTATATTGGCGTTTGAATATGATGGTGCTACTGATGTTGAAAGTGATGAAGGAGGTAAAATTGGAACTGGTGGAAAACAAAGTAAAGTTGCTCCTTCTAATTTAGTTAAAAAAACAAGTAAAGTATTACCTGAACCTGAAATTGAAGATGAAGATGATGAATTAACCAAAGAATATATAAGGCGAAGTAATCAAAAGGTAAATCAAAGAAAAGAAAATATATTAATGGCGATTGAAGATAAACCCACAAAAGAAGCAGAGTTAAGAAGTATGCTACAAAAAACGATTAAATCTAAAAAAGAATTAAGTAAAATTGGAACTGGTGATAATAAAAAATCTCCTGTTAATACAAAGATGGCGAACTCTTGGATAGAATATGTTAAATCGTATGCTAAAAAGAACAATATGAAATACAACGAAGCACTTAAAGACCCAAAGTGTAAAGCAGGTTACAAAAAGGGCGGTAAGTTTAACTTGCTAAAAAGTATTACTGATGTAGGAACAAAAGTAGGAGAACCTTTTAAAGCAACAACCGGTTTAAATCCATTCACTTTTGGATATGATTTAGGACACGATGTAATTGGTCCAGCGTTAATGAAGGGGCGAGGTATTCCAACATCAAGGGAGGAATACATAGCACAATTATACGACCAAGCAAATCTCGGTGCGACTGGTAAAGTTAAACTTGGGAAGAAATAGGTTTATCAATATTGATACAATTTTCAGGTTTGTAACCTTCTGGTAAATCATCAGGATGCGATGGAATATGGACGCTTGTTTGGAATATATCTTTCGTCCAGTGCTTACGCTTTTCTTCGTTAAATATTTTAGCATACTTATTAGTTAATTTATTTGTTAATACTTTTAGTTGATGTTCTAAAATAGGATGGAGTTTATCTGCTCTTTCCATAATACCTTTAAAATAATCAATTAATTCTATTGGTAGTTTTTCAGCATACTTCTTACCTTCTTCCGTTTCAAGACCTCCAATAAACCCACCAAAAAAGAGTGTAACATTATAACAGATTGTAAAATATAAACAAAGACGAACAATTGCTTTTTGTGATGGTTTTTCAGGTGATTGATTAATAATATCAAAATCCTTGTTAATTTCGTTAAATAAACACTTCAAACCAAGTTCAGTAATAAAACCTTGACTATCAGTTAGATTAAGAACCATACTCATAAAAGGGTATAGGAAAAAATCGTTGCTTGTGTCTTGGTCTATTAGATTTTTGAAACCAACTATGTTCTCAATCTTCTTCTCAAAAGATACTTCTTCCATAATGTCTTATATAATTACATAAGATATTATTTTATTCAATTTTGCCTAAATCAATTACTTCCAATTTTACCTTTATTGTTTCTCCAATTTTTATCTTTTTCTCATCATTCTCAATACGATATTTCAATTTAGAGAATAAATATTTTGAGTGGTAATATACCATAACATTATCGTCACCTTCTTTAATCATACCATCACTACTTATTGTCCTTTCCATTATATATTATTAGGAGATTTTAATATGTCTAAATAATATGTTATTTAGTAAAAAGGACTTAAAATAATATCGTAATATATTATATATACTATGGAAACCGAAAATACTAATCAAGATTTAGGAGAAAACGAGAATGTTGAAACTCCAAACAAGTCATATTATAGACCAAGTGTTAAAAAAGCAATTATGAATTACCGAGCAAAAAATATTGTTAAATATAATGAGTTTCAACGCCAATATTACCATACTAAAAAAGAGGACGAAGAATGGAAAACTAATTTTAATGAACGCTGTAAAGAAGCAAACAGAAAGTATCGTGAAAGAAAGCGTTTAGAAAGTCCGCCACTTCCAAGAGGAAGACCAAGAAAAAATTGTGTTATTTAGGAATATTTAGGGATATATTATATATTTAGGATATTTAATATATTATAATAAAAAAAGGGTTTAAAGATAATATATAATATATATATATAGTATAAGATGCCGAGAAAGGACTACAAACGATTAAGAGGTTTAGCGAATAACCGAAGAACTTTACTGACTTATGTTGGATACAATAGTATAAGGGGTTTTAGGCGTGATAATGCTTATACTACTAATGATGCTGCTTATAGGGATATTTTAGACCTATATAACCAACAGATAGACCAACTTAATCAACAAGCAGAACAAGATAGAAGACAAGCACAAGCAGTAGCAAGACAGCAAACTAATAATCGTAATAAATATATTAGGGGTGTAACTAAAAGAATTAATCAGGTAGAAGCATCAAATACTACTGCTGATACTGGTATTCCAATTGATTTAGACCAATTAGGTAATATTAAATATCTATTAGCAAAATTAAGACCTCAAAATAGAAAATATTATTTTAAAAGCGGACAAAGGATTTATATGTTGAATGCTGCTACAATTAAGAAGTTAGAAGATATACTTAATAATCAGGTTACTATCCTTACTACTGAATATGAAAGTGGGCGAGAAATTATTACTGCTATTGAAGAAAGCGGTGACCTATCTTTACATATCCTACCGCAACAGGTTGGTAATGGAATGGTAGAAGGTGGTTTGTTTCCTTATACTCATAATCTTAATAATTTAGATATAAAAAAATACGCTATATATCATAAGGATACTAACTGGGGTGATGAATTGAATGATAATAATTGTTTTATTACCAGTTTAAAGTGTGCCGGTATAGATACATCAAAAGCAGAAGAATATGTTAAAAATCAGTTTGTTCCAATTAGATACTTGAAAGACATAGCATTAAAACTAAATATTTATATTACACTAAAATCTTTGGGAGGTAAGAAGGTTATAAGAAAATACGGAAATCCTGAAAACAAATTAGTTGAATTAGGTTTGATTGAGAAGCATTACTTTTTGATTGAACCAACTAACTTTACAAGTTTTTCCATTCGTAACTATTTTAACACTCATAAGAATGGTATGGTTGGAGATTTACCGAGATGGAATGAAATAACCAGTTTTGAAAAGGATGGTAAAATTAAGCGAGTATCTACTCTTCCAAGATTAAGTAGTTATGACCTTATCAAGTTATTAGTTGAGTTAAAAGAAACTCACTTATCTATCTTTGTAGGTGTAGAAGTTTATAAGATGAATAATTTTAAGAAATATGAAGAAGATATATTTACCAGTTTAGAATATAATAATAGTATTTATGAAAAGCGTTGGAATAAACACACACAAGAAGTAGAAGAAATAAACCCTGATGGTGAATTAACTTTAAACGAAGAAATCAAAGAAAATAAAAAGAAAATTATTGCTGATATAATCTACTTTGATTTTGAAACCACTACTAAAAGAAACGACAAAGTAGTAGTTAATCATACTCCTTATTGTTGTTTTACAAATAAAAACGACATAGGATATTGGGGTGAAAATTGCGGAAAACAATTATTAGATGACTTATGTAACAGATATGGATTTAAACCAAGTGAAGAACCGGAAGAAAGGGAATATGAAGTATTAATATTAATAGCACACAACTCTGGTTATGATTTTAGATTTATTCTCAAATATTTAAATAATGTTGAAACCATAGAAAAAGGAAACGGATTAATGTGGGCGACTTGTGATTACTGGAATAGATTTGGTAAAAGAATTAAGATTGAAGTTCGTGATAGTTTGAAGATGATTAATATGCCTTTGAGAAAGTTTGGTGACGCTTTCAAATTAAAAGTTAAAAAAGAAATTATGCCTTATGACCTTTATACGGAGGAGAATATTGTATTAGGATTTATTGATAAAGAAGAATGTTTATCTTTTGTGAAACCAGAAGAACATAAAGAATATTTAAAGAATTGTAAGGAATGGGATTGTATCGTAGATAATAAAATAAATATTCTGCGTTATGCCGGTAAGTATTGTTATATGGATTGTATTACATTAAAAGCAGGTTACGAGAAGTTCCAATTTTTATGTAAAGAAGCAATTAAACTAAATCCAATAAATTATGTTTCATTAGCAAGTATGTCCCACGATTATTTAGTTAGACAAGGTTGTTACAAAGAAGTATTAAAGATGTGTGGTATTCCACGAGCGTTTATTCAAAAGTGTATCGTAGGTGGTAGAACTATGTGTGCCGAAAATAAGAAGCATCATATCAAGGATAAACTACTTGCTGATTTTGATGCGGTTTCATTATATCCATCAGGTATGGCGAGAATGACTGGATTTCTAAAAGGAAAACCAAAAATTATTACCAACTTTGAACCTCATAAATACGATGGTTATTTCATCTGTATTAGAGTTAAGAAAATAAATAAAAGATTACAATTTCCGCTATGCTCTTATATTGATGAAAAAGGTGTTAGAGTATTTACTAATGATTTAGATGGTAGAATTATCTACATAGATAAAGTTGGATT